CTCTGAGCATGGGTCAGCTGAGCTGGCCAGGAGCCACAGGTGCAACTGGTGCCATTGGAGCGTCTGGATCAATCAGCATGGGTCCCAATGGCGGCTATCAGCAAGGATATGGAGCGATTCCGCCTATATCTAACCATCCAGGAGTCACGGCAGACATGCGTGGATTTGTGGATGGCCATGGCGACTATCATGAATATGCATGGACAGGCACAGCAGAACTATAGTTGCGCATACCGCCTAAATAGATTACAATCACATACGCAACCCACTGCGTCAACATCGGGAGATAAACATTGACTATCAGTGATAAGATACGCCAGCGAATCAAAGCAGCTGGTGCAAGCTTCAATGCTAACGACAACATCAGCGCATACATAGAACCAGGTGAAACTGATCAACTGATCGATGAGCTAAATGCACGCTTTGACGCAGTGCTGGACAGCTTGATCATTGATCGCGAGAACGATCCCAACAGCCACGATACTGGTCGACGGTTGGCAAAGATGTATGTTAAAGAGCTGATGAGTGGCAGATATTTCGCTGCACCAAAGGCAACTAGCTTTCCCAATGACAGCGCAGAACGCTACGAAGGCATGTTGGTGGTTCGCAGCGAGCTCAAGAGCGTGTGCAGCCATCACCATCAGCCAGTGAGTGGCGTGGCCTACATTGGCATCATCGCAGCACAGAAGCTGATCGGTCTCAGCAAGTACAGCAGGATAGCACAGTGGTGTGCACGTCGCGGTACGCTGCAGGAAGAGCTGTGCAACGACATTGCCAAGGAGATCATGAGAGCCACTGACTCAGAGAACGTGGGAGTGTACATCCAAGCTTCCCATGGATGCTGCGAAAATCGGGGCCTAATGGCACATTCTAGTTTGACACAGACCACTGTGCTGCGCGGTGCGTTCTTTACAGATCAGAGCACCAAGAAAGAATTCTTTGACAACATCAAGCTGCAACAGGAATTCGCACCAAGATAAGTATGACAAGCGGCGCTTACGGCTTCACCCCGCTTTACAAATTCTGCAGCCTATGGTACACTAACATAGGAGCACGACCATGACACCAGTAACTTACAAGTACACCAGCACTAAAGAATACCACGACGCATTTCCCTGCGCTTATCGCCAGTGGCGAGCAGATAGCCACTGCAACATGATACACGGTTACAGCTTCTCAATGAAGTTCTACTTCGGCACTGACAACCTGGATGTGCGCAACTGGGCAGCAGACTACGGCGGTCTCAAGGAGCTCAAGAAGATCCTAGAAGACCAGTTTGATCACACGCTGTTGGTGGCTGAAGATGATCCTGAGATGGATACGTTCAAGCTGTTGCAATCAAAGAAACTGGCCAAGCTGACTATCCTGCCCAAGTTAGGCTGCGAAGGTCTGGCTGACATGCTGTACAAGTACGTGAACGGCGTGTACATCCCAGATCTCTGGGGACCAGGAGAAGCAGCACGCTTATGGTGCTATCGCGTGGAAGTGCGCGAGACACAGGCCAACATGGCTTTCCGCGAAGGTCACAGGGAGTGGAACGAGGAACTGATATGACTCATGCTGAAACAGATTTTCAAAACATGATCAATGTGTTCGATGCGGCACTGGGCAGTGACAATCCGCAGGTCAAGCAGGCACTGAACAGCCTAGTGATGATGGTGGCACTGACCAACGACCCAGAAGGCAAGAACACTGGACCGTTCCGTCACATGTGGCTAAGTTTTGAAGACAGCCGCAAAGAGGCACAGGAACTGAAACGCATGGTTGACAAGCTAGTGCGAGAAGTAGACATGCTCAAGACCTATCCTGCAGATGGTAGACACAGTTGGAAACCTTGGGGTAATGATATAAAAGGTACAAGCTTCAACCAAGTCTTTATAGACGAGGCTAGCAAAAGGTGACAAAATGAAATGGTTTGACAAGTGGTTCCAACGGCAAGCCAAGAAAGCCTGGGACAATTACGACGACAATCCAAGGCTGATCAAGACTGTGGCAGGCAGCGCAGCAGGCAATGGTCATGAGCTAAGCAGCCAAGGAGCAGCTACTCTACGCATTCACGCTGCGCATGGTGGCAAGGTCATAGAGATCAGCAACTGGGATGAGCGCCGCGGTGAACACCAACGCGATCTCTACATCGTGCGCGACGATGCTGAGCTTGGACCAGAGCTTACAAGCATCATCATGCAGCACAGCCTGAGGTATTAACATGGCAGCGATAGGAACAGTTTCTCCACTCACAAACATCACCACAGGAAGCTACACTACCGCTACCATCGGCGGAGGTGGCGGTGGTGGGGTTGGCGCAATCACATTAACATCAACGGGTGCTGGTTATACCAGCACCACTACACCATACATAACGGTGTCAGGCGGGGGAACGGGCTACGCCAATCAAGTGCTCACTACCAACACAGGTGGTGCGACTAGTTGGACAGGTATCGGCGGTAAAGAAGTCATGCGCATCAGCGCAGATGGTGATATCTTCCAAGGTGGCAGTAGTAATGCCGATGACGGCGTGTTTGCACGCCTTGAACGCTTGGAACGCCTCATGGGTATCATGCGCCGAGACCGCAGCCTAGAAAGCGATTACGAACCCATGCGCCAGCTTGGCGATGCCTACGATGACGCAGTTGATGCTGCTATCTCAGCCATCATGGAAGTCACGTTGGGCAAGCTGAGGCACATGGAACAAGAATACGAGAACATGCGTGAGCAGGCCAAGGTCTGGCGTGCGCTGAGCAAGGATGACGACTGATGACGAAACCAGTGAGTGCCGATGGCATGTCAGGTGTGTTGTTGCCCATAGGCGGATCTATGGTATTCAGAGTGTACCAACCAGACGGCACCTTCACTGACTATGACATCTATCACAGTGATCTCATGGTCACTATCAACGATGAAGACGCATATTTTTATACCAGCAAGACTGGCGAACCATATTTGGATCATTCGCCAGCTACACTAGGCATCGGAGTAAATGATGACTGATACCAAGCGCACCATGGTAGTTGATATACAAGAGGACGAGAATGGCGAGCTTTTCCTGCAGTTCCCCGATGATCTCATGGAAGAGCTTGGTTGGCAAGAAGGCGACACCATCAACTGGGACGTGGACGACAGCACTGGGCACATCACAGTGCGCAAGGTTGAACCACAAGGTCCTGTTAGTCCCTGATGCCATTGATATACGAAAGCCCAGACAAAGGCGTCACAGTCTATGGCAGAGAGCTAGGACACATGGATCGCCATCTGGTAAAGGGCAACCCAACAGATCCCTACGAGCATCTCTATCTGTGGCATGACATCGTCGCTGCCAGTGAAACCAATCCAGCCTTGCGCGAAGTGCTGGATCAAGCTATAATGATCTATAAGCTGAGCAAGGAGCAACCATGAGCACTGCCAAGAAGTACCGTTACAGCGAGATATTTGGTGGCAACGCAGGCCCCACTCCAACCATACAGGGCGAAGGTCGCTATGGCGGACATCCAACAGTATGGATCCGTTTCTGGGGTTGCAATCTCAACTGCAATGGCTTCGGACAAGCCAATCCCAGAGATCCCAGCACCTACAAGCTGGACTACTTGGACTATGATCCCAAGGCCAACAACATCAGCAAGATGGATGACTTACCTGTGTGGACAACTGGCTGTGACAGCAGCTACAGCTGGAGCACTCGCTATGGGCATCTAGCGCATCAGAGCACAGCAGAAGAGATCTGCGCTGATTTCCGCAGCAGGTTGCAGGGCAGCAGCTTCATACATCCTCGCAGCGGACAAGACGTGCATTTGGCATTCACTGGCGGTGAACCCATGATGAGCCAGACTGGCATCGTGGACATCATGCAGACTCTGCGCATGCAGAACGACAGTCCTCGACACATCACCATCGAGACCAACGGCACCCAAGCACCTCGCAAGGCATTCACAGATTTCTTCACCAACAAAGGCATGTACAACGGCGAACTGTTCTGGAGTTGCAGCCCCAAGCTGGGTACCAGTGGTGAAAAGTGGGACGATGCTATCATGCCAGCCATCGTGCGAGAATATCGCTTGATCAGCAACGTTGGTCAGCTCAAGTTCGTGCTTGACAAGAATCCCTTGACCTGGGACGAGCTTGAACGTGCAGTTGATGCGTTCCGCGCTGTAGATGTGAACTGGCCAGTGTGGATCATGCCAGTTGGTGCCACCAGAGAAGAACAAGAAGACGTGCAGATGTGGGTCACAGAAGAAGCGCTCAAGCGCGGCTACAATGTAGCAGCTCGCATACACTGCTGGATCTTCAGCAACGTGATAGGACGATAACATGAGCAAGATTCCATTCTCTTGGTTGCCAGCTAGCTGGGGGCTCAAGGGCAAGAGCCGAGAGCTAGCAGAAGCAGAATATTACCTAACCGGCTATGACTTAGACGTGGCCAAGGCACGTATCGAGCATGGGCTAGCAAGCCCAGAGTTCACCAAGAGCGTGCTAGATATCGATCTAGCCTATGGCAAGATCAGCGCATATGATCACGATACCAGATTGGCAGAGATAGGCAACACCGACGAGACTGCGTTGGCACTGGCCAAGCTGGATGTAGACCTCAAGCACAATAAGATCAGCGCACAAGAACATGAACGCAAGGTCGCTGACCTCAAGAATGAACCATACATGGCCATGCCCAAAATCAGCTGGGACCCAGTTGATCCCAGCAAGACTTTCTTTGAGCTGGATTACAATGATGCGTTCGTGCAATCGCTGCGATCCAACAGCTACCAGGGCACAGATGAGGACGTGATCAATCGCTGGCTCAACGATGTGTGCAACAGCATCCTGTCAGAGATGGCTCCAACCGATCCAGAATTCGTTAGCAACGTGCGGCGGATTCGCAGAGATGATGGCAAGACTGAGCACAGCTAACACCATAAATACTGTGTGAACCAGACACTTACCACACTTTTTGACAGCCCGGAATGGCCTTTGATATACAGGCAACAGGCCAGCCGTGGCATGCTTGACGAGCTCAAGAGCTTGCCCTATCCTGCCATTGGTATCGAGATAGGAGTAGGACTTGGCATGAACAGCTGGTACATGCTGACTGAATGTCCTAACATCGCCACCATCACCGGCGTGGATCACTATGCACCATACCACGACTGGGATAAACCGGTCACTCGCATAGAAGCAGAGGCCAACTACGCCATACTGCAGGCCAACATGCCACTCATGGGTGATAGGTTTAACTTCATACGCGAAGACAGCCAGAAAGCCGCAGCAATGCTGGAAGACGAAGCTTACGATTTCGTGTTCATAGATGGTGGTCACAGCATGAAACAGGTATTGGCAGATCTAGACAGTTGGGTTCCAAAAGTGCGTCCAGGTGGCTTGGTTGCTGGACATGATGCCAACCTATTCTCTGTTAACTTCGCAGTAACCAGCTGGGCCAAGGCACACGACATCCCAGCCAAGCAGGTGCGCATGGTTGCCAACGACGGTTGGTACTGGCGCAAATCTTAACAGTTGACACAGGCAGCAGCTATGCTATACTCAAAATGGAGGCGAGCATGGCAACTTATCTAATAATTGATACTCAGAACCTATTCATGAGAGTGCGCCATGGCATCAAGGCGCCCAGCACAGAGCTGCAGCTTGGCATGGCTCTGCACATTATATTCAACAGCATCAAGAAGGTATGGACTGATTTTGGCGGTAGCCATACGGTGTTTTGTTTGGAAGGTCGCAGCTGGCGCAAGGATGTGTATGCACCATACAAGGCCAACCGCAAGGTAGCAGCCGCGCAGCGCACTCAGCGAGAAGTTGAAGAAGATCAAGTTTTCTTTGAGAGCATGGATGGGTTCATCGAATTCATCAAGACCAAGACCAACTGCACGGTGCTGCGCCATCCAAACGGCGAAGCTGATGACATGATCGCCCGTTGGATACAGCTGCATCCAGATGACAAGCATGTGATCATCTCTAGTGACAGTGATTTCCAACAGCTGATAGCAGAAAACGTCATACTCTACAATGGCATAGCCAGCTTGCTCTATACTCACACAGGCATATATGATCAGGATGGTAAGATAGCAGTCAACAAGCAGGGAAAGCCCATGAGCGTGCCAAATCCCGAATGGCTGCTGTTTGAAAAGTGCATGCGTGGCGACGACAGTGACAACATCATGAGCGCCTTCCCTGGCGTGCGCAAGACCAAGCTGGAAGCAGCCTTTGAAGACCGGCATAATCGCGGATATACGTGGAATAATCTCATGCTTAGCAAGTGGTTAGATCACGAGAACGTAGAACATAGAGTGCGGGACGATTACGAGCGAAATCGCATGCTGATCGACCTCACGCAGCAGCCTCCGGACCTCATAGACAAGTTTGATCGTACCATCATTGACGAGGTCAACCAACCACCCAAGAAGCAAGTGGGCCTAGCGCTCATGCGTTTCTGCAACATCAATGGTTTGGTACGCATTGAAAAGAACGTGAATGACTTCAGCCCTACTCTGAGCGCATTATATGAGGGACAGCTCAAGATGGAGACGGCATGAGCAGCTTCAAGCTAAAAGAGATCACGGAAACCAGCTATCTTTTGGAAAAAGACGGCAGCAACACTGGTTTGGTAACCGTAACCGTGGATGGTTTCAAGGTCATTGGTCCCTTTGATCGCAAGCTGTTTGCAAATGCCGACGAGCTTACCAAATATCTAGGTGGCATGCTGACCATAGAGCCTCGCGAATCAGACGACGACAAGGAAGATGAGATAGGCCAGATCAACGGCTATCCGATCAAGCACAAGGCAGTGTTTGACGTTGAAGAAGGTGACATAGTTACCTATGCCAAGACAGCCAAGGGCAAGGCACGCTTTGCTGCAGGCTACTATGCTCTGGACTTTGAACACGGTTGGACTGGCAGCTACTGCCCACGCACGCAAACATTGGAAGAGAATGCGTTCATAGGACCGTTCAGGACCAAGCTGGAGATGCAGAATGCCATGGCACAGAAAAAGAGGATGTCAAAAGCATGAGCGACGAGATCAATCAGGTACGCAGCTTCTTGGAAAAGCATCGCATAGCTAAGATTTCCAACAGCAAGGAAATACGCCTCAACATGCACGAAGCAGACATGCTGGCATCCAGCATCTCTGTGCTGCTGGCAAGGCAATCAGAACTGGCAGACAAGGTGATAGATCTGCAATCTCAGATCATGAGCGCAGAGATCAAGCAGGACGGCGGCAGCTTCTGATCACTCTTAAATAATGAGTGAACAAGACAGATTGGCCTCATCAAGATCTCTGGGATCACGGACCCTATGGTCCTCTCAAATGGATCCAAGAGCATGGCATGGCCAGTGCTATTGTAACCAATCTACTAGACGAACAAGGTCCAGTAACTGAACAGGATCTGCTGGCAACTCGCAAAAGCCTGTTCGTGAACCAAGGTTGGCGATTGACACCAACTGGTACCAAGCTGTTCATGGACTGCTACAATCACTATAAAGCGCTGAGTGACGAGAACGAGATCATAACAGGTCGGGTACTGATAGGCATGGATAGGGCTGTGAGAGGTCCTTGGGCCTATCGAGGCAAGACCATCATCACTTTTGATGCAGCAGTTCACTTTGAGCTGCAGATGGTTGGTGGTAGTGCCAGAGCATTCGTGGAATTCAAAAACGCTTGACAGCCTAGCGAGATATGCTAACATGTGTGTATGAAATGGAAACATTCACAAAGCCCTGCACTGCCTAGCGATGACCCCTGCTACGAGGTCAATACAGAGCTGTGGTCAGCGTTCCGCGACAGCTTCCGAGACAGGTTTGGGTTTGGACCAGCAGAGAAACCGATCTACACAGAAGCGTTCTGCGCACAATGGATGGATCACGAGGTTCCAGTTGAGCAGTGATCGAGACTGGGGCTGGGCAGCCTATCTCTACAGGACCGTGATAGATGTACCAGATTTATCAGATCACGGCAACGTGCTCAGACGTTTCATAGCTAAGCACGACTACAGCATGGTCACGGCAGATGACACTGCTGTAGGCTGCGCTGCTCGCAAGCATTGGGCCATGAAATTGGACGAGATCCTAGCTGACACAGCTGACAAATATACCAGCGAGGGCTGGGCTATGGCCACAGGAAAACGCCCATTTATGCCTGCTTTTGGGGTTAGTTTGGTGCTTAGTTACTTGAAAACAATGGAAAAAATAACGGTTGACAGCCTATAGATCCATGCTATTGTGTGTGAACAACAGGGAGTATGCCTATGCTGTACACCATGGAAATCTACAAAACGGACAGACGCCTCAAAGCTGGCGAGCGCCTCTGCGGCAAGTACGAATATGATCGCCCAGATCTCGATGCCATGCAGCGCGAGGTCCGTGAGCTGGGATCGTTGTATCCTGCTGCGCAGGGTTATCGTTTTCAGATCCGCGAGACCTTGGTTACTCGCAAGAATCTGCTCACCGGACAGGAGTTCCAAGAGCGATACGACCGCCCATATCACTGCAGTCCGGCTAGCGAAAGCTACTGGAGCGCCTGATTTTTCCTATTGACACACCCTATAAACGTGCTATTGTAGCACATCAAACAGAGGAGTAAGCCAATGGCTACAGCTACTAAGAACCGCGTTCTCGAGAACACGGGTATCTCTCCGTCCCGCCTTAAGATGGCGTTGCAACACAGCATCAACCGCAAGCGTCCAATCTTCGTTTGGGGCCCTCCGGGCATTGGTAAATCTGATATCGTTGCTGAGGTTGCACGCGAACAGAATCGCCCGTTGATCGACATCCGCTTGCCGCTGATGGAGCCAACGGACGTGCGCGGTATCCCTTATCTCGCTGAGGTCAAGGTCTATGACGCAGAAGGCAACTTGGTGCGCGATGAACAGAATGTGCCGCTGACCGAGAAAGTGTTCAAGTGGTCCAATCCGTCGGACTTGCCCACTGACCCCAACAGCCGTGCATTGGTGTTCTTTGACGAGATGAGCGCAGCACCGCCCAGCGTTCAAGCAGCTACCTACCAGGTGATCCTCAATCGCAAGATTGGCACTTACGAGCTGCCCAAGGACGTGGTGATCGTTGCTGCTGGTAACCGCGTGAAAGACAAGGGTGTTGCATATAACATGCCCATGCCGTTGGCCAATCGCTTCTCGCACGTCACGCTGGACGTCAGCATCGACGACTGGAAAGAATGGGCACTGCTTAACCGCGTGCACAAGGACGTGGTGGGTTATCTCAGCTTCCAACCCAACGACTTGATGAACTTCCAGCCCAGCACAGACAGCTATGCGTTCGCTACGCCTCGTTCGTGGTACTTTGCGTCAGAGTTGCTGCAGGAGCCTAACAAGGACGGCGACATGGTAGACGTGCGCTTGCCTGACGAAGTCTTGGGCGATCTCATCAAGGGTACAGTTGGCGAAGGTCCAGGCATCAAGTTCATGACCTATCGCAAGCAGGCAGCCAACTTGCCCAACGCCAAGGACATCTTGGAAGGCAAGGTCACCAAGCTGACCAGCAAGCAGATCGACGTGATGTATGCGCTGACCACCGCGCTGTGCTATGAGCTCAACGATGCTGCTAAGAATGCCAAGACAGATTCTAAGGCAGACGATGCATTCCAGAGCAAGGTAGACGTGTTCTTCCGCTTCATCATGGACAACTTCGAGGACGAGCTGGCTGTGATGGGTGCCAAGACCATCTTGGGTACCTACAAGCTGCCTATCAAGGCACCTAAGCTCAAGAACTGGGTGGAATTTTGTCGCAGATATTCTGATTTAATTCCCTCAATTTAATCAGTGATATCAACGGGTTATTGGGAGGCGGGTGCGGATGTGCCCGCCTTCTTTGCTGCTATTGTAGCATGGTATTTGGCCATGGCCTCAGGAGACCTAATCTTACCTGCGAGCTTTTGTCGGCGCTTCTCGTTAGACTCCGCTGATTGCGGAGCACGCACTTGGCCTTTGTTGGCCTCGCCTATCTTGCGCTTGGTCTCGGCGCTGTGCTGATAACCACCGTTGGCCTGTATGGTAGCTAGCCTCTTGGCTATGGATTTTGGTGTAGGAGAAAGTCCTGTATGGGAATCTCGTATCTTAGCTCTAGTCTCTTCGCTGTGTTTCTTACCCATCTGTGATTTACTCATCTTATCCAACCACTCGGGTGTGCGAGCAATCCCAGTCAGCGATATGCTCAATTTCTTTCTTGATTCGGCTGAGAGCACTGTTGTCTGCTTACCTTGTTTGGCTTCGCGTATCTTTTGCTTCGTTTCTGGTTTACATACCCCTGTACCTTTGCGTTTTCTAGTGGCCGCAGCCTTGCGAGCAGACTCTGGGGTTGAGCAGAACCCTGCTTTGGCAAAAGCTTGGTTGATAAAGCAAATATCTTCAACAACATCAAATGCCTGCTGCCATGCCAGTTCAAGATCCAAGATCTCAGCAGCTGTGTGTCTGATCTGGCCTGGTATGATCAAGGTCATGAATAGGTGGGGATTTTCTCGGATCTCTTGCTTCCAGATTGAGCCCCACAGGGCACTGCTAACACTGCCGTGATAACCCCGCGCAATCTTGGCTATCTTGGTGCTGCCCACGTAAAATGGTGGTAGACGACTGCCCTTGTAAATAGTAAAATACACGCAATACATGCTGTAACTCCCTTAGGTTATAGAGCCGGTGGACCTGGCAGGGTCGCGATCGGCACAGTATTTACCGATCTTAGCGGTTGACAGATCATATAGACATGCTATTGTAACGGTAACAGATATGTCACAGGAGCTCACACATGTCATTTCAACGAGATCCAATCGCCAAGAAGATCAGCCAGGCACGCTTAGAACTGCTGTTCAAAACACCGTTCTTTGGCACGCTCACCATGCAGCTGCCGCTGGTAGATGCCACTGATGCAGGATGGTGCACCACAGCTGCTGTGGACGGCCGCAACATCTATTACAACCGTGACTTCTTCAAGGACCTCGACGTAGACGAGGTCAAGTTCGTGCTGTGCCACGAGGTGCTGCACGTTGCACTTGACCACTTTGGTCGCCGCACGCACCGCGATCCCAGCTGGTGGAACATGGCCAACGACTACGTGATCAACGGCATGCTGGTAACAGATAAGATCGGTAAGATGCCTACCAAGAAGGTCGCCGACGTTGACGAGAAGGGCGAGACCAACCAGCGTGTGGGCCTCTACGATAACAAGTATCTGGGTTGGACTTCTGAGGCAGTGTATGATGACCTCGAGAAGCGCAAGGTCAAGAAGCAGATGACGTTAGACGTGCATCTCGAGCTTGGTGCAGACGGCAATGGCAAAGGCAAGGGTCGCCAGGCTGTGGACAAGGATGGCAATCCCATCAAGGTAAGCGAGGAAGAGCTCAAGAAGATCCGCGAAGAGATGAAGAACAAGGTGCTGCAGGCTGCGCAGGCAGCGGCAGGCAAGATGCCAGCCAGCTTGCAACGTCTCGTAGACGATCTCATCGAACCAAAGATCAATTGGCGCGATCTCTTGCAACAGAACATCCAGAGCTGCATCACTGATGACTTTACTTGGATGCGTCCTAACCGCAAGCACATGTATGGTGGCATCTTCCTTCCAACTCTGGACAAGGATGATACCATTGACATCGCTATCGCCATTGACATGTCAGGTTCAATCAGCGATGACATGGCCAAGGACTTCCTCAGCGAGGTCTATGGCATCATGCAGATGTACAATGACTTCACCATCAGCGTGCTTTGCTTTGACACGCAGGTCTACAACTTCCAAAAGTTCACCAAGGACAGCGCAGATGACTTGCTGACCTACGAGTGCAAGGGTGGTGGTGGTACTGAGTTCATGGCATTCTGGAAGTACTGGATGGAGGAACAGATTGAGCCCAAGAAAGCAGTGATCTTCACTGACGGTTATCCATTTGGTAGTTGGGGCCCAGAAAGCTACTGTGACACGCTGTGGATCATCACAGAGGGACACAAGACTCGCGTGAAGCCACCGTTTGGTCAGTATGCGTACTATGACCACGACACAGGTGTTGAAGAGATCGGACAGGCTGCTTAATGCAGCCTGTATTCTCCAGGGAGGTATGAAATGAGCATGGATAATCATATCAACAAGTTGCGTACAGAACACCAAGCCCTCGACGATGAGATCGATCGCATGGAGCGCACAGGTCGCTACGACGACGATGCCCTGCATCAACTCAAAAAGAAGAAGTTGGCTCTAAAGGATGAGATAGCTAAACTATCAACAGCCAACAACACGAAAGCGAAAGAATAATGGAAGGTACACCAGGAGAATTCCGACCACAGCTGGCACAGCTCAGTGCCCAGCTGTGTGCCATGGTAGCAGAACGCTTGGCCATGTGGACCAGAGACATGCCGCCACAGGAACGCCAGAAGATCATAGACATGATCGAGGAAAAACTGCCAGTGGTAGTGACCAACAGCATTGAAAAGACTGCTAGCCTGCACAGCGCTGCAGGTGTTGCATATCTAGAAGAGCACTTGGAAGATTGGGCCGACACATGGGCCAAGAAATTCATAGGCAAGGATTGATACAGCACAGCCAGCTCAACGGCAGCAATGTCATCGTGGAAATACCACAGGACAGCTTTGCCGTGAGCATGCTAGAACAGCATCTGCAGCTGAACTATCCGCTGGCATACATACATGACTTGGCTTACCAGATGCAATGGAAAGCCAGTTCAGTCAAGCTAAAGATCTCATTCGAGAACCAAGAAGACGCAATACATTTCCATCTCAGGCACAACGATTAGGAGGCACAGATGAACGCACAAGAACTCGGCAGAGAGATGATGCACCGCAGCGGCGATCTCAAGGATGATCGACAGAGCTGCGATTGGGCACGCATTGGTCAGATCTTGACCATGCTTGGCACACCAAAGATGCCAAAGACCATCCGCGAGCTCAAGACAGCTGACAAGACCATCATAGCCGACGCGATCAGAACTCTCAACGCACGTTTATCTGGTTGAGTGTTATAAACGCATATCAGCCTAGGATTTTTTGCAGGTATCATAAATAATTCCACAGTTGCTGTTGAACTAGCACAAGGGATTAGTTATGAAGATCGTAGTCAAAAAGATCTGCATGCCGTTGGCAATGTTCATGATATTCTTCTTGGCTGGCATGGTCGGATTGACCTGCGAACAATGGCACAACGATCTTGCATTTAGCACAACTGCGTTCCTAACTAGCTTTGGCAGCATGACAGGCGTGGCTTTTAGGATATACTACGCCCTATCTTAAAAATAATTTGGTTCTGGACATTAAACTGCTTAATACTGTAAGCAATCTCGTATTAAGGAGTTGAAAATGAACGATCAAACTGTACAGCCGCAGGCCGATTCAGTCATCAATCTAGCAGATCTACAGAACATTCTCACTGTGTTAGATCTGGCTAGCAGCCGCGGTGCGTTCCGCGGCGCAGAGCTGGAGCCAGTTGGTCAGCTCTATAACAAATTCAAGAAATTCGTAGACAGCGCTGCTGCTCAACAACAGCAGAACGGCGATGGTGCTGCCAATGGCTGAGATGATGAAACACATAGGCCAGATGGAAAACACTGGCAAGCAGGTCGTGGTAGTATTCATGAGCCTACCAGGCGATGATGAACACGCATTGGTCATTGACACTGATGCGCTGCCCGATCAATACAACGAAGCGCTGCGCAAGATCGTAGAGAGCGTTGAAGGTCAGCAGAGCAAGGATCTAGGCGAGCTGCTTGGCCGCCGTCCTGCTCCAGATGGCACTGGTGCAACAATGCTGCAGAAGCTGCACCAGGCACAGCGACTAGACAAGGTGCCAGTGGACTTGGTTCACATGACTCCTGCTCGCGGCATGAAGTTCCCGCTGCGACAGATCCTGGAAGCCATGAAGCAGGTTGACGATTCTACTCCACCAGACCTCAATGATCTGGATCCAGTGACTCGTGCACAGGTCATTGCCGAGATGGGCAAATTCAACGTGCATCAGAGCAACATGGAAGGCACTACTGCTGATGGTCGTGCACAAGAAGCACGAGACTTGATCCGCATGGCTGAGATGTTGGAAGCTGACGCTACTGCTCGTCGTGCACAGGCTTACGCGATTGATCCTACTCTGAACCCTGGTCACAAAGCCAAGGCCAAGACTGGTTCATGGTTGGAAGACACAGCAGCGCCTGCTGCTAAGAAAACTGCGCCTAAGGCCGCAGCTAAGAAACCAGCAGCCAAGAAGCCAGCTGCTAAGAAATAATATCACTTAAAATTGATATGAGATACGAGGACGGATTATAACAATCCGTCCTTTTTCATTTGCTCGCGCACTGCAGTAGCAGAAATGCTATGGATGTCTGCATCAAAGACTTCTTGCTCAATAACATAACCAACGTCTCGACCATAGGTGATATTAACGATGTTTGGTACCAACTGTACCACATACTCGTCGCCGTGCATGTAACCTTTCTTGCCTAACTCTCTGATAATGCGATCACGCACTACGTCATAATAGAAGGGATTCTTCTCGTCCGTGCCACCAGTGTCTCTGACCATTATACATACTTGTCCTGTCTTGGCCACTGCTCTCTCAAACAGAGCAAAATGCCCATCGTGCCAAGGTTGATATCTGCCTATTAACACTACAGTTGGTGCCGAATTATTCCATTTATGTCTCAAGTGTGTCTCCTAATTTCTTACAGTTTGTGAAATGCCATCGACTCATAGATCCACCAAATTTACCAACTGTACCACAATGCGGGCAGACTACAGTCGGAGCGTTTTTCCTTGCTGCTGTTATTGATTCCTTTACATATTCTTTCTCATCAGCCGTTCCTCATACCAAAGAACATGGCCTTTATCCAGCTAGGGTTTTCTTCAATGTCCAAGACTTCGTGTATGTACTTAGACCAAAATTCGCAGTCTTGAGTATCAACCCTAAAAGCATATTGGCTTGGTTCCAAAGGTACGAAGATCTTGTTGGTATCTGCGAAGCGTCCTTCTTTGATAGTATCTACCCAGATCACCGTAGCAGGTCCAAAAGCAGATCTGGTCGCCGGCGTAGGGCAGATGAAATCTGCTATGGCCCAGTTGCCTGATTCAACAACCTTGTCGCACAACCAGCCCATGCGCCGCGCCTGTTCTATCCTGTCGGCTTCGCTGAAGCCGAGATCCTTATTGATCTGAGCACGCACATCATCTGCATTCCAATGCACTGCCTCGAGCTTTTTCTTGAGTTCCTTGGCCAACATGGTCTTGCCGGCACCAGGTAATCCCATTATCAGTATCTTCTTGTTAGGCTTCATTGTGTTCTCCTAGCATTGGGAACTGTTCAGTGACGATGTCCCAGCATGCATCTGCTATCTCACGATGTTCTTTCTGCGTTCCATTAGCACGGCGAAGGTCGCAATAGTGTACCCAGCTGCGCAAGCTGCCTGCCATGTAGATCCTGCTTTCAGTGAGACCTTCTGGCAACAGCGCACGAGCCTGCTCCTTGGCAATACCCATGTTGATGGCTTTGGTATACTGACGCTTGGCATCTTCTATGGCCAGCTCTTGCATGCTAGCCCACAGTTCCTGCAGTTCATCATCATCTGCTTCAATGCTGTTCTGACGATTCTTGGCATCCTGCAGGCGTGCTTCTCTGGTAACGAATCCCAGTGACTTGGTTGGATCAGCATAGCGCTGGCTAAACTCTTGGAAGCTGAAGCTGCGATGTCGCAGTATCTGCCTTGCTATGTCGCGTGTTGTATTGATTTCCATTGTCATGTGCACCATCTCTAGCGGAGACCAGTGCGCATTTTTTATTAGATACCGTATCAGCTTTGAGCTGGTACCGTGATTGTTTTGGTTGGCTGGGTTAGATACCCTAGCGCAATATGCCACCAGCTCTTCTGCGGTGGAGCATTCGTCGATGGTTGGTTTGGATATAGCTACGAGTTTTACTGTCATAGCAAATTATTGACTGTATGTCACCACACAGTCAATTCTAATTTTTACGTTTTGCGGTACGTTTGCTCTTTGGCTTTACAGTGACCTTGAATGCATCAGCTGTGTTAAGCTTGCCCAATAGATCAGCAGCCCAGCTATCAATGTCGGAACGCAACTTGGGGAAATTGATGCTCATCCTGCAGCTGCGTATCTCGCTTTCTTCAGGACTGAGCTCTCGTTCTTGCTCTATTATCTCTGCAAAATGCTTGCCACTTACCTTGATGGTGCTGCCATCTTTGGTCTGTATGATCACGCTGCGTATGTATCGTGTTGGTGGTTCGTTTTCTATGCTTAGACTATCAAAAATCTCGTCCCAGGCAGCATCAGCTGCCTTGTCAACTATCTTCTTGGGGGAAGGTGCCATTACGGTGATCCCTGTTGAACTTACACTACTATTTATGGTACCGGGCATTCCCCATTGCATCCTTTTACTCCTAATCTAACAAACCAGATATCTCTGGAAAGGTATCCACAAAGCTCAAGCCACGCTGGCGATCCAACAGCTTGATCCACTCCTGCAGCTCTGGCATGCGTTCGCTCCAATCTTCTTTGTCCATGAAATCTAAAAGACCGCGCAATCTCTTTATACCATAACCAGCTTTGAAGAAGTCTTCCTTGCTTATACCCGATTGTGCAGCACCAGTGGTGTTTTGCCAATTATCTTCAAGCCACAAAAAGAATTCCTCGAACTTTTCTCGCACCATCTGCTTGGCCCACTTGGGCAGCACCTTGACGTTTAGCTGTGGAGGCCAATAGGCCAGATGCCAATTGATCATGCCAGCACCGTTTGGCCAGGAGTTGAATTTCTTGAAGTTTTGGCTCAGCTTCCACTTGATCATGTCTGGGATGTAGTAGATGTTCAGCGCCATGACCGTGACAGCCGTGGTTACCATCACGTTGTCAGGCGTGTTGTCCAGCTTGTGCATGTTGGCAACCAGCTGATCCCAGTTGCTGGGATAACGTATGTAATCGTTCTTGTCACCAAAGCTGTCCATGCTGAAATGGAACTTGACTCTGCGGAAGTGGCTCCAACAATCAAACAGCCTCTGCGGTAGTTCCACAGCATTGCTGTTGTAGCGCAGCTCTATGTCCTTGGCATGACCTCGCTTGATCACTTCTTCCAACAGCGTGTAATGTTCTTCAATGATAGTGCTCTCACCGCCAGCAAAGTACAGCTGCTTCATGTGAGGTATCTGATCGTAAAGCTGCGACCAAAACTCTGGATTATTCATGTGCCAGTTGTAGCTGGCACCATGCTGCTTGCCCTTGTCTGCCCAGTTCCAGCTTTCTTTAAGCCTGTTGTTTTGGATCTGAGGATACATCTCGTTCCATTCTTTGACCCATCCGCTGCTGTCGTGCGGGCTGCACATCACGCAGGCCAGCTGGCACTTGCTGCCCAGGCGCAGATCAAGATAGCGTATCCGCGGACTGACAGCACCGTCTTCAGTTGTATCGCTTATGATGTCATCCAGGCCCAGCTCATCAATCCAATAGGCTGTTTCCCAGTTGCGCTTGCTCTGGACGCCGGCTTCTTCTTCCTTGTAGCACTTGAGACAGCTGGGAGGCTTCTCTCCTCGCAGCATCATCTTGCGCACATTGCGCATGTAGTCATTGTTCCATGCTTCCATCAGCGTGCTGTTGTTGAGATTGGCAGGTGTGCCATCAGCTGTGCGCAGCACTCCTATCTGACCACCGCCGCTCTTCTTGGTGCTGTCTGGATCTTGAACGCTGCTGGCATTGGCTGTGCAGCACACTCGCATGGCTCCATCTGGACGGCTGCTGAGATGCACCCAGGGCAACGCACAGAAGGTTTTGCTTGGTAATTCTGTCATGCTACTCTCTCGTTCTGCTTGAACTGGCTGCCAAATTGATCGAAGCCAGAACCGCATGTTTTAGCGCATACTCGCAGCTTGCCATCAGTGATGCTTGGCTGCGACCAGCTGTCAGCTATCTTATTGAAATAACTACCATTTACAATAGATTCCAGCGGGTTTTTGATAGCATTTACGTGATCAGTGTCATAGTCTAGCAGCTTCCAGATCTCGCTTTGCTTGTAGGGCCAATACCACACATAAAGCTGGTTAGCTGTCCAACAGCAGGGCATGGCTAGTCCTTCCGCGCTGATATAAAGGCTCTTGTCCTCTGATACCTTGCACTTGACACAGGTCTGATCGAGGTATCCCTGCATGCTGCCAAACTGATCAACCAGCGACTGCTCATTGACCAAGCTGTCATTGTGATATTCTGCGTTGTCTGGTTTTTCTATGTGGTATTCAACCATGCCATTGCGGCTCCAAACTGGCTGGCTGTCCTTGCCCTGCAGCTTGGTGTTGCTGAAGAAGCGCCCGGTCTTCTTGGTACGGAACTGCTGGAATCCCATCTGTTCACTGAGCCTGCGAGCATCTTCTATCTGATGCTCGTTGTGCTTGAACACTATGAACTCCCATTGAGCTATGCCACCAGCATCTATGAATGCCTGCGCATTATCCATGATCTTTTGCCAGTTGGTACCGCGCCTATAGATGTGGTTGGTATCAGCCAGACCGTCTAGTCCAAACTTGGCATAATCGCCCTTGCGACTGAGCAGCTTGCCAAGGTTAGTCCACCACGCAGGAGTGCGTGCGCTGGCATTGGTATGTATGCCCAGCTTGATGTTGGGATTTATCTCCCGCAGCCAAGCAAAAACTTCCAATGTATCATTTGCCACGATAGGATCGCCATAGTTGCCGCACATGTAAAGCCTGTTGAGCCTGCGCACGAAATCCTCAGGCATGATCTGCTGTATATCAGCGAGGCTCAGTTCTGTCTGTGGCAAGTGTTCGTTCTCTGGCCCACCAAACTTGTTGCGACCACACATGGGACAGCTGGCATTGCACTTGTCCGTTATCTCGAGATGAACGGTGTTGATATCCTGATAATCATAGATCATGATTTGCATCCAACAACAGCTTGACAGCAGTCCCAGGTCCCGTCCTGCTTGGTAGGTCGCCATATTTACTTACATACCAAGCTATCACACTGCAATACCATGCATGGCTGTCATGATGTGCTGCTTGATTGAACTGCACCAATTCATGGTTGCCGAATCCCTGTCCACTGGCTAGGACTCGTGCGGCTTCTGTCTGCAGCTGCCTAACAGTCAATGAATCAATCACAGAGGTCATTTACGTCCTATCAGCATGAAACGCTGATACAGTGTACAGTCTAACTGTCCAGCATACAGCAATTCACCAAAAGGATACATGGCCTTGAAACTGTCAAGATCAGTGGTGCTGTTGTCATGTTGGTCATTTTCATGCCAGTTGTTGTTCTGCAGTATCACCAACTTGCCAGCTGGTATGCGATCCCACCAAGATCTGTCAGAACCCATGTGATCGCAGCTGGTGTTTATGATCGTATCCGCAGCATCCTGTATGGGATGGCTCATGCGATTGTTGACTGTGCTCCAAACGCTCCATTCAAAGCAATCATAGTCCAGCAGGTTCACGTCTTTGGTAAACGCTTTGAATTGCCATCCTGCCTTGACGTTTTCCTTGTTGAGCTTTTCTGCCAGCTCCTCACAGTTTGGATCTATGTCAAAGCTCCTCACAGATGTCAATTTGAGATCATCTGATCTAGTGAACATGAGATAAGACAGCGTGCCTATCCATCCACACAACACCCAAGTCCTGCCAAGTGGTATACCCAAGCCGATCGCAGTGTCAATGAGCCAGCGCTTGCTGTCCAGTTGCCCTTGGCTGAAGGCATCCAACACGTTCACGCTGTCTGCAGCTGTATCGTAGATGCTGAGATAGGTCTTGAAGAATGATTCTCTGTCTGCAGCCAAGTCCCACATCTTGTGCAATATACCAGCATGCCACGGTTGATCGCGCAATCTAGCCAATCTAGGTGCTGGCCAATCCAATATCTGTGCAAAGCTCTTCAGTTCAGTATCAGTCAGTTTCATCACGAACTGCAGCGTCTCTGGATGAGCCTGCAACCTCAGCAGCACGTCTTTATCACCTAGATCCATGATCACTTCCTACCTATGAGCATGTGTCGTTGGTATGTACCACAGTCCAGCGTACCTTTATATAGGACTCGCTTCATGCTTGCTCGAGACGCCAGTTCATAGACGCTGTCCATGTTGTTGACATGTCCCTCGTAGCTATCATGGCTGCTGCATTGCAATACCAACAGCTTGCCCTGAGGAATGTTGGCATACCATGAATCAAAATCCACCAAGTGTTCACAGCTGGTATTGATGATGGTATCAGCTGATCCAAAATCTCGTTCAAGAGATCCGTCTGATTTCTTTGTGTACCAAAAATGGTCATCATACTGCAGCTGCATGACATCAGCCGTGCTGGCTTTGAACAACCAATCCTGTTTGACTTCTTGTTTATTCAGCATGTCTGCTAGATCCGTGCAGATTGGATCTATATCAAAGCTACGTATGGAATCAAAGTTAAGATAAGTCTTCTTCTTGAACATGAGATAAGCCAGAGACCCTATCCATCCGCACATGATCCAAATGCGCCCTAGGTCCATGTCAAGCCTTATCAGCGTGTTGATCAACCACATCTTGCTGTCTATCTGGCCTCGGCTAAAAGCATCCAGTATGCTTTCTTTGTTGGCACCGGGGTACTCGTATATCTCGAAGAAATTGCGTATGAAAGTCTCATCGCGCATGGGTACCAAGTTCCACATGTGATGCAAGACTCTGAGATGCGCTGGTTGATTGCGCAGCTTGACCAGTATGGCAGGCGACCACGATGTGATAGCGACGAATGATTCTAGTTCATCAGGAGATAGCTTGATGACGAACTCAAGCACATCAACGTCGTTAGCCAGCTTCTGCAGAACATCCTTGTTCTTGAGATCGCTTATCATAACATCAGGCCTTTTCTAGGCGGGTGCATATAGTTGGCCTTGATCCACTTGCTGGTGCTGCTGTCTAGCTCAGGAACGAAAAGATTGAACTGGTCTTGCAACAGACTGCTGTATCTTTCTAGTGCAGGCTCAAGGTTTACCCGAGATGATTTGGTCCAATGCCGATCAAACCAATCATAATCATTGATGACTGTGTTTTCAACCACACCTGAATACAGTTCGTGGAATCCCTGTCTCGCTCCCAGCATGGCCCATGCACCGTTTTCAACGTCTCTACCTACCGTCATCCATAGGTTTAGCTTGCTGGCATTGCCCTTGTGCAGCAATGTGATTTCTGTTATTGGATTTTTCATAGGCACGCCGTCGAGATAGCTCATCTTGATGCCTTCTCGGTAACCTGCTCGCCAGGCTTGGTACGGCGTAGCGTTGTTGACGTTGATGCTGCCCAACACATCTATCTGATAGTAGCGCAAGGCCCAGCAGAAATCGGTAGTGTTGCTGCTCTCGTGTGTGCTGCTATTCAACAATATGTTTCTGTTCCAGCACTTGAGACCACCGTTGCCGTATTCCAATCCATTGATGGCATTCTTGCTCTTGAAGCTGAAAACCACATCTTCCATGCCAGTGTCATTCAGCAGCGTGTCAGCAGCTTCTGGTAACAGCCAATTGTCTCCATCGATCGTAACAAAGCGCTCGGTCAGAGACTGCATGGCGCAGGTTTTGTGTGCTGTTTCAAATCCCTTTACGCCATGCACGCGTCGCGCATGAGGCAACACAGAAGTGACGTTCCTCCAGTTTTCTTCACAGTTGGGTTCATCGTAACTGATATAGAAAATCTCTAGATCGCGAAACCAAAACTCGCTCATGCCAGACCATCCATCTCATAACGTTGTCTTAGCCAAGACCAATCGTTGATCTTCATCAATTGATCAGTGCCTCTGCTGTCCAACCCAAATTGCCTGCCAGCTTGTGCACCAAGCAGGCACCAATGTCCGTACTCTCTGCCTTGTCCCACGGTGCACCATGTTTCCAAACGCTGCTGTGTCTCGGAATTCACTTGACCATCTATCACACCGCTGGCCAGCTTTGCACATTCACGGAAGGCACTGCGCCACGTGTTATATGGATCAGTGTTGAATGCAGTGAGGTTGGAAAGCTGATGCACCACCTTGTATTTTCTATTGATGCTGCTGGTCATGTCCGGTTTGAAATCTCGGTCAACCAAGCGACGAACATCTAGCGTTGGCAGCAGCTTGACCGCACCATATCCATATACCAAATCGTTGATTGGATTCCTAGCTCTGAACACATGCACATGATCAAGCTGATGGTCAGGTACCACGTGATCAAAAGCAAACGCGTCATCTATCACAGCGTCACCGTCTACGCAGTAGAACATGTCTGTACTGACCATGGTAGCGGCCACGATGTGAGCCATGTGTATTCCGGTGATACCATGCAGCCGCTTGGCTATGGGAAATCGCGATTTCAGTCGCTTCCAATTTTCCTCAGCATTTGATTCCTCATAGCTGATGAATACGATATCGTACATATCATCCTCTCAGTGCAGACAGCAGGTTAGATCGCGTTGGCGGTTCCAGATGGCGTTCACGATTATTAAACATTTCCATGAGCCAATCAAAATCGTTTATGTTTTTCAATGAACCTGCGCTGAACGATTCACGCCAATCCAGATAGTATGCTATTCCTGCTCTAGCACCCTGCATGCTGGCTTCTGCATATTCTGCACCGTTATCTACAGTGCACCAGACCATCAGTCGTTCCATGCTTTCTAGATGATCGCCGTTCTGCACGTTTACGCAGAGTTTCACAGCTTCTCTGAAGCCGCTACGCCATGAGCCCAGCTCATCGCAGTTATATTTGGTAGTAGCTACCACATCTGGAATGATCTTGATGTTGCCAACCGTCGTAGTAAAATCTAACCAGTTGGATTTGAACTCTCGCACCAACCTCGTGGGCCAGAGCTTGATTGCGCCCCAACCGTATTCCAGACCGTTCACAGGATTGCGGCTGTGCCATAGATGGAGATATTGCTTGTCATAATCTGGCGGATGGTAATCAAAACCAAAGCTGTTGTCTGCAATGGTATCAGCATCAACCGTCCAGAACATGGGTGTGCTGCTCAGCTCAGCGCAGCGCAAATGAGCTTTATGTATGCCTTTGATACCGCTCACATGTTGAGCTCGCGGGAAGCGAGACTGCAAGCGATTGAAGTTTTCCTGTGCATAGGGTTCTTGATAGCTGATGAAAAAGATGTCATGCGGCACGGTTCTCGACGCTACTGTGT